GTCTAGCTGATTAAATAAAGAGACCAGGCTAGCTGATCTCCATTGAATCAGCCAGTTTTATTTTAGGCGCTGGCATCACCTTGAAATCTTCTAATAAGAAAATTTCTGAATCTTGTATTCTCAATACATCCTCTTGTGTTTTGAGGACCCATTCATTAGAATTTAAAGATTTTTGCATTATTTCGAGTTGTTCACATCCTATGATTCCATAATGATCACAGAAATTATTAAATTCTTGTTCAGAATAATAACTCATTTCACGCATGGCTTGTTCTTTCACAACTTCTGCCCAATCTGGTTGAGATGAATCTTTAAACATCAAACTTCTAAAAATAGAGGCTTTTGCTAAAGTTCCAACCAAACAGTTCACTTGTTGTACAAACCTTGGTGTCCGCTTGAGAAACATAGTATTCTCAACGGTTTTGAAGCATATTATAAGCTCATGCTTATGAGCTGGTGTAATCTCCATTTTAATAAATTTTGAAAACATTGATATATTTTGATTAGTATAAATATGTCTTAAATACTTCGTAACATATTTTAAATTATCATCTCCATAATTAATAAGAGAAACACTTTCAAAGAAAGGATTAATTTTTTGAAATACTTTTACAAAATTACCATGTATGGGAGGTTGATTGTAAGCAGAAATATGTTGACAATAATGAAATTGCAAAACTTCAATAATAGCTTCACATATACAATTTATAACTGCTGTCATAAATACTCCACTTGGTAAACCTGTATTCATTAAGAAGATATCTGCTCCAATTATAATTATAAATTGCTGAAATGCGTGCAATATCATCTTAACGCGATTGAGATGAATAGGATTCTCCTTATAAAAAGGAATTTGTTGAAATATTTTCCATATTACATAGACACCATACCTCAAAACTAATAATCTCTTATCATACTTTGAGAAATCAGAATCTAACCAACCCATCTCTCTCAAAAATTGTTGGAAGTCAGAATTTCCTTCTAATTTCTCATACATGGCAAATAAACGATCGTGAAATTCTTTTCCACAAGCATTCATACCTATCTGTCCAAATAAAACATCACGTTTTGACATAAGAACATCCGCAATAGGTGCCAAATACATTCTGCAAGCC